TGAATCCAAGAGCGTAATGTACCATTAACATACATACGCGACATTGTCAACCCCTCAGGTAATACTGCTCTTGCTTGTTCTTTTGCAATACCAGCCTGAATGGCCCATTCATATGCCTGTTTACATCTTTCGATTACAACTTCTTGATATGATTCCCATACATAATGGATAGAATCTTCCATAGGGATATCAACACTATTCTGTCTATTCTTTTCATCTTGTAATCTAGCATCTCTGGTAACGAATTGCAAATCTTGTGTAGGATCTGCATACCTCTGACTAAACTCTTGGAAGGAAAAAGAACGATGTCGCAGTATTTGACGTCCAATATCTCTGGTCGTTTCTATTTCTAGGCAAGCACTGACCATTTCTAATGGTGACCAATGCTTATGTTTGATTAGATATTTTACTAGCTTCTCAGCCGTCTTTTCATTGTTTTGGTTTGAAGGGTTAGAAACCCTTGCACAATATGCGACCAACTGGAGGAGGTCGTCGCTAAGTTCGCTCTCCTCCGCTGGTCGACTATATGATATAAGTTTCACGTTGAACATATATTAGTCACTTTTTACCAATGTGTACACACCCCACGCAAGGCCTACCCACGCGAGTAACTTGGCAAGTCCGCCAAACAAGATTACTGAACCACATGCCACGATAAGGCCTAGTCCATCAATTGATGTTCTTTCCTTTAATCTGTCCATTGCCCAGTCTTTTGCGTTTAGTAACATATCCATATATTTTCTCCTATATATTGAAATCTGCAAACGTGTCTTTATTTTCTCTATCTCCCCACGTTGCAATTGGTTTATCGGGGATAGAACTGCCATCACCAATTAAATCGGTTTGAGCAGATTCTTCGACATCATATAGTTTCATGCGGGAACGATCCACACCAATCACAAATCTCTTATATTTGGTCGGATCGTTATAACGATTTTTCAATTGCTTTACTAACAATTGGCCCATTTCTTCTAGTTCCTCTGTTGATATTAGAGCAAACATAAGATCTGCCGTTGCCGGTAAACCAAATGATTCCGAAGTGTCCTCTAGTCCGACATCAGTATTACTGAATCCAGACCTGGTGGTCTGTGTTGCCGATACTATTGGCACGTTAAACTCTACAGCAAGTCCACGCATTTCTTCTGCAATGGCCTTGATATAGGTATAACTATTTATACTACCGCCCATACCTCTCATACGGGAAGATGCACAAATATTTAGATAGTCGATATAAATCATATCTGGACTAAAATTCTTTTTAAGTTTAAGCTCGTTAAGTAGAGCTCTGAAATGGCCGGTATGTGCAGACCCTGTAGGATATTCTTTAATAATTAGTTTACCTATAGAGGCCTGTGCAATCTTTTGTATTTTGGTATCGAATACGTTCTTAGGAAGAGATTCAAGCTGATGTATCGGTAAGTCCATTAAGTTGGCATCAATACGTTCTGCAATTCTTTCTTCTGCCATTTCCATTGTTATGTATAAGACATTCTTACCTTGTTCTAGCACTGATGCTGCACAATGACACATGAATAATGATTTACCTACACCAGTTCCTGCCAATGCAATGTTCAATGTTTTATTAGGTAGACCACCTTTTGTAATCTTGTTAAAGTAATCCAAGTCGAATGGGATTCTGTTCTCTACTCGATTATAAAAGTCATATCTGTCATCAGAGTTGTCTATGTAATCATGGCCGATGGCCTGATCAAACGAAACACCTAGGGCGTCTGATAGTATTTCTGGTATTGCACCCTCGGTCTTATCACCATTCTTACCATCAATGATTTGGATAGAGTCCATAATAGCATTATATACTGCCCTATCTTTACACCACTTCTCGGATTCTTTAATTAAGTAATCCGTATCAATATCGGATTTTTCTTTGATTTCACTAATTAACTTAGCAGAATTATTTAGAATATCATCAGGTGCTTGAATTTTTCTTAGTTCAAGGTCGAGAATCTTACCAGTAGGAAGTTTATTGTGTTTTGCAACAAATTTTACAATAAGATCAAATACTGTCTTATGTGTTCCCTCAAAATACTCTTTTTGTAGGTATGGGATTACCCTTCTACAATACTCCTCATTATTGAGAAGATGATTCAGTATGTGTGTCGGTAGTTGATTCGTAATATCCATTCTTCTCCTTTTCTTTTACACTGGTACTAATTATACTCGTTAACACATCGCCTAAATAGTTTTTAAATTCTTCTGAATTATCCAACTCGTCTACATTAAAATTTCCAGCGTCTTGGACATTAAATGAAAATGATAGTGTTGCTAGATCGAGCTCTTCTGACTCTTTAATTGATACTGTTCCGTATACTACAACAACTCCTGCATATGGGGAACCGTTTCTAAATTTGATTCCCCAAAAATCTGCTGAGTCATTTTCTACATAAGTGTAGTCCGATTCATCAATATAATTGCTCATTATTCTTCTTCAATCTCTATTTCAACATCAAGCATTGGTTTATGGCCAATCTGATAATGGGATTTAACAAACTTTTTAAAGTCTGTTTCTTTAAGAATAGGATCCCAGAACTCTTTGGTTTGTGTATTCTTCTCACGCACCTTAGGTTCTACAATCTCTCCAGTTGCATGGTCAACTCGTGCGTACCAACCCATAGAAGGTTTTACTACATAACCACCCGCCATGGCAACATCAAGTAGTCCACCAAACTCGGAGATACCACCTTCCCATGTAACACTTACTGGGATTTTGGATTTCTCTTTAACGAATCTTGATTTCTCTACATTGATTACGAAATTATATCCTTTAATCTCTGTTCCTTGTTTCTGCTGTTGACGTCCGATAATCCAGATGTTATCTGCAGAATAGTAGATACCAGTACCACCTGATACTACAGCCTTAGGGAATAACCCAATTTCTTGATAGGTATGATTAACAGCAAGTAAAGGGATATTCTTCATAGTGAGATAAGGAGTTACCATTCGGAATAGTCCCTTTAATGCCTTGGCCCTTGACATATCTGCCACGGACTTTTCGTTAAGAGCATCTTCTAGCTCTTTCTTACTTGCAAGGTTACCAATAGAATCAATGACAATGATAACTTTATCACCTCGATCAATTTCATCCAATTGATTAACCAAATCAAACTTTAGTTGTTCTACATCCGTAATAGGAGTATGTAGTACCCTTGATGTGTCAATACCAAATGATTCAAAATATGATTGCGGAGAACCAAACTCTGAATCATAAAATAACATAACAGCATCTTCATGTTCTTTCATATAGGCACCAGCCATTAAAAGAGCAAAAGATGTTTTAAAGTGTTTACTCGGACCAGCCAATACTGTAAGACCCGAAGTAAGTCCACCATCCATATCACCTGATAGTGCAACATTAATCATAGGTACATCAGTTGCCACCATATCTTTTTCGGTAAAGAAAACTGATTTTTCCAACACTTCGGTTGTTTTAATCTTTGAATTCTTTTTAAGTTTATCCATCACGGACATTATTTTATCCTCCTAGACCTATCTGGTCCTAATTGAAGTGAACGCTCTTTCTTACGCCACCTTGCGATTGCTTCTGCCTTCTTGCGCTTTCTCTTTGCAGTTGGCTTTTCATAAAACTCTCTTTTACGAACCTCTTGGATCACTCCAGCTCTTTCTACAGCCTTACGGAATTTCCTCAGGGCCACATCGAAGGGCATTTCCCTTGGTGGTCTTTTGTCTCTAGGATTTCTATTTTTCCTAGGTCGTAAATTAATACTTGGCATATATTCTCCTTTAAAATAATTAAGTATATTATATCACATTTTAATCAGTTTGTAAAGTGTTTTCTGCAACTCTTTTTCTTAAATCTGATGTTGAAAATCTGTGATCACGTTTGTTGAAATAGAACTCAATGTCTCTTTGACGGCATAAATCTTTACCTGTAAAATCTTGGTCTCGGTACTCTTCGCCCATAATCTTAACATGAATCTGATACATGCCCAGAATATCCAATAGCTCTTCTTCGGTATTATATACAAGGATTTCATCCACATATTTAATTGCCGCTAGTTGCGCTTGTCTTTCAACAATATTCTGTACGGGTTTATTCTTATTAGGTCTATCCACTGACGGATCATTTTGTAATGCACAGATTAAGTAATCACATGCAGTCTTTGCCTCTCTTAACATAGCAACATGACCTGCGTGTAGCAGATCGAATGTCGATGCCGTTATTCCTACTTTCACTGACTTGTCCATAATTCTATTGCTCTTTCAACAGATAAGTCCTGAACCGATATCATTTCTCCATCTGCTGCTAGTTTATATTCATCTTGATTATTCTTAACCCATTCATCACGTAATTCTTCCCTTTTATTACTTGCAAACTTGACTTTCACAATAGGTTTAAATCCGTCAACTTCGGGTACGATTGTTAACATATATTCTATACCACCAACCGTAGATGCATAGTAGGTAAATGAATTACCACTTGCTGTCATGCCTTTAATATTATCATGAATTTCTGGGTGTTCATTATAGAATCTCATTGATTCTTTTACAGGATCAATTTGTTGTTTCTTCCAATCAAGATAAATGTCATCAAGTTTTGATAGACACCATAAATCACCATACCTACCAGATACTTTATTGTATTCCGGATTTAGTACAGCAATGAGAGCCGCTTCTGCGGCAAATGATGCAATTTCATCAACAGGTGTTGATTTTGCATACTGTTCTAGGTTACGACCCATAATAAAAAGATTTGCTGGATCGAGCCCCTTTTCTTTAATATGTGTAAGACATCTTGTGTCTACACCTTTTCCAGAGTATTCTGGTACTCCGCCAATTTCACCATTAGGGTAATATGCATAAACATATTGTCCTAGTGTTTCCATAAATGCTTTTGGGTATGCCATATTCACTTCTCCATAATTAAAAATATATTATACTACACTTTTCGTAAAAAGTAAAGTGTTATTCTGCAATGTAAACAATCCCTTGTTCATTCAATGCTTGTCTATTCCATAGATGACCTTGTTCTGTATCATCCTTTGACTGTCCAAAATATGGAACAGCATGGTATTCATCAATCATTTGTTGGTTTACACTATATGTGCTACTGCCAACGAATAATTCTCCAAGTATTCTACCGAACTTGCCCTTATCATGGGACTGTAATTGAATATCACCTTCTGCTAAAATGCTTTGAAGATGTGCCTTGGATTGTTTACCATAAAATTTTTCTTCTAGGTTTCTAGTTCTGGATTCGGGTGTGTCAATCCCCATCATTCTAACACGTTGCTTTTTGTATACCATTCCAAAACCTAAGTCAATATCCACATCGACTGTATCTCCGTCCACTACTCTTGTGACGGTTACGTTATATCTGTACATAGTTTCTCCTATTTGTAGAAAATGTGATCTTCTATTTGAGTCACATATTCCAATTCATCTGCCCAATAAGGGTAAATATAATCTGCATGATACCATAATGC